GAGCCGCTGCCGCTCTCGAAGTACGACTACCTGGTGGCCTACTGCGACCCGTCGTTCAAGAGCTCCTCGAAAAACGACTACAAGGCCATCAAGCTGTGGGGCAAGGTCGGCAGCGAACTCCATTGCCTCGCGGCCTTCGTGCGGCAGTGCTCCGTCGCGGAGATGGTGCGCTGGTTCTACGACCTGCACGAGCGGGTGCCTGAAAACGTCGTGGTCGAGTACTACATCGAGGCGAACTTCCTTCAGGACATCCTCCTCGACGAGTTCACGCGCGAGGGCAAGCTGCGCGGATACCAGCTCCCCATCCGCGCCGACCGACGCAAGAAGCCCGACAAGTTCCAGCGCATAGAGGCCATATCGCCCCTCTGGGAGCGCGGTTTCGTGTTCTACAACGCCCGGATGCAGCGCGACCCCGACATGCTCGCGGCCATCGACCAGACCCTCTGCTTCGAAAAGGGAATGTCCGGGCACGACGACGCCCCGGATGCCGACGAAGGGGCCATCTACAAACTCCAACAGCGCACGCGCGAGCAGGCATTCGTGCCGTCGATCGGGCGCAGACACATATCATCGAAACGAGTATGGTAAAACTATTCAGGGCGCTGGTATTCCGGCACCGCCTCGAAAAACAGATTCGCCTGGCCGACGAACGCAGGCGCAGGACGGGAAAGAAGCAGTTCGTCATCAACCTCGGAGGACGGCCTCTGTGCGTCTCGAAAGAGCGCATCCGCCAGCTCGTGGCGCAGAAGGTCTACCTTCCCGGCGTGACGGTAGCCGACATCGCTGCCGTGGCCATCTACAAAACCCGATAGCCGAATGTTCCTCGAAGAAAAGGACTACAAGGTCGTATGCACGGACGAGGTGCTCGAAATCGTCTCGCAGAGCGATCCCGAGACCCGTGCCAGGGCAGAGTTGAGCGCCCGGGAGGAGGCCGAGGGCTATCTGCGCGCCCGCTACGACACGCGCAGGGCCTTCGCGCAGCAGGGCCCCGACCGCAACCCCATGCTCGTGCGCGTCGTGGTCTGCATCGCACTCTACTACCTCGGGCAGTCGCTGCCTCAGTACATGGGCGACGAGCAGCGCCGGACGATGTACGACGATGCCGTCGCGTGGCTGCGCGACGTGCAGAGCGGGAAAACCATGCCCGACCTGCCGCTCTACGAATCCGAGGAGGGAGAAGACTTACAGAACCCCGTGCGCTTCGGGTCGCTCCCGGCACGCCGATACGGGTATTAAACACCTTTCAAAGACCTGTTAAACACCTATCGAATGGGTAAAAAGAAAATAGCTGCGGGCGGCGGATTCGAGGGCCGGACCTACGAATCGCTGCTCATGGCCGCGCGCGCCGCCAAGACCCCCGAGCAGAAGCGCAGCGTCCTCATACAGCTCAACCAGGTGACAGCGAACCTCACGCAGAAGGACATCGCAACCTGGCGCACGGCATGGCAGATGGCCATCAACGTCGAGAACCCCAAGCGGTCGAAGCTCTACGACTGTTACACCGATGCGCTGATAGACCTCCACCTGACGGGCTGCATGGGCCAGCGCGACGGCAAGACCCTGCAAAAGAAGTTCGTCCTGCGAACCCGGGACGGAAAAGAGGACGTCGAAGCAAAAAAGATGTTCGAGCGACAATGGTTCGCCGACTTCGTGGAATACGTCCTCGAATCCCGCTATTGGGGGCATACGCTCATACAGATGGGCGATGTGGTGACCGTGAACGGCGTCCGCACCTTCACCGACGTGTCCGTCGTGCCGCGCAAGCACGTGATTCAGGAGTTCGGGGTCATCGTCAGGGATGCGGGCGACGACCCCCAGCGGGGCGTGAGCTTCCGGACGGGGCCCTATTCGAAGTGGTGCGTCGAGGTCGGGAAACCCCGCGACCTCGGGCTGCTGCTCAAGTGCGTCCCCCAGGCGTTCTCGAAGAAGAACATGCTGGCATACTGGGATGTCTTCGGTGAGATATTCGGCATGCCCATACGCATCGCCAAGACCAACGTCCAGACCGGGTCGGAGCGCAGCCGCATCGAGTCGATGCTCGAGAACATGGGCGCCGCGGCATGGGGGCTCTTCCCCGACGGTACGGACATCGACATCAAGGAGTCGAGCCGCGGCGATGCCTTCAATGTTTACGACCGCCGCATCGACCGTGCCAACTCCGAGATGTCGAAGGGGCTGCTGAACCAGACGATGACCATCGACAACGGCTCCTCGCTCTCGCAAAGCGAGGTGCACCTGGAGGTCTTCGAGAACGTCTGCGCGGCCGACGCCGCGATGGTCCGCAATATCGTGAACGACAAACTCATCCCCCTGATGCTCGAACACGGCTTCCCCCTCGGGGGCTTGAGCTTCGACTGGGACGACGCCGCATCCTTCTCGCCCGCAGAACGCCGCGAGATGGAGCGCATGATCCTCCAGTCCTACGACGTGGACCCGCAGTATTTCATCGACCGATACAAGATTCCCATCACGGGGAAACGCTCGGACGGTTTTTTCGAGTAGGGGCTCCTTCCGGCGGAGGGAAGGGAAGCCCCGACGAGAAAACCGCACTCAAGGCCGCACGTGCGGCACGATACGTCCTCTTCCGCCAGGCGTTGGGAGACCTCTATGCCGAGAGCGTGATGACGCTCCGACGCGACCGCATGCCCCGATTCCGGCATGCGGCGTTCCGCAAGGCCGCACGGGCCGTGTATGAAAACGGAGAGTTCGAACCCGCGATGCTGCGCGACGAGCGTGTGCGGGGGCTGATCGACGAGACGAACCGCGTGCTCTCGTCCGCGCTCGCCGTATCGCACGAGACACCGCCCGAGCTCACGGCGGCCCTGCGCAACAACGTCTTCGTATTCTCCGGGCTGAAGGCCTACCACTCCCTCGCGGAACTCGGGCTGTCGCTTACCAACGACGACGGCAGCACCCGCTCCTGGGCCGACTTCTACAACGACGTGAAGGCCGTCGACGGACGCTATAACGGCAACTACCTCTATGCCGAATACAATCATGCCGTCCATTCCGCACAGATGGCCGTGAAGTGGCACGACTGGGAGAAGGACGGCGACGAGTACGACCTGCAGTACCGCACGGCGGGAGACGAGCGCGTGCGCGAGGCGCACCGAAGGCTCGACGGCGTGACGCTCCCGCCCGGCGACAAGTTCTGGAACCGATACCTCCCGCCGAACGGCTGGAACTGCCGCTGCAACGTCGTGCAGGTTCTGCGCGGCGAATATCCCCGTTCCGACAGCGACGCCGTGACGGCCATCGGCGACGAGTACACCCGCGACCTCAAGGCACAGATGTTCCGCTTCAATGCCGGAAAGACGCTCACCATATACCCCGAGAAACATCCGTATTACAAGGCGCCCAAGCAGGTCAAGGAGCTGATCCGGGAAATGTCCGAGGAAGAGATGACCCAACAGCGTATCGAGGAAATGATCGGGGAACTACCAGACAACCTTTCGGCCGAAGAAAAACGGGCCATCGCAGAACACAATCTCGAGATCGAAAAGGTGTTGAAGATGACCAAAGGAAAGCGTATGACCGTCGAACAGGCCGATGAACAGTCTGCGAACCCGAAGCACAGAGAAGAGTATGTTTTAGACCCGCAGGGCCCGTATCGGGATCGGCGAGGAAACAGGTACAGCCGAAACCCCGAGTATAAGCCCTCGGATGTACAATACAGCATCAACTGCGCTACGTGCGCCCCGGCTTATGCGTTACGTCTGTTGGGTTTCGACGTCAAGGCGAAAGGCCGTGTCGCGGGCTCCGGAACCCTGAACGACTCCGTGGCCGGGAATCGCTCCTTTGAGATGTGGAAAAATATCGACGGAACTACGGCCACGCCGACTCTGACGCTGGAGTGGATGATGCGGAAGGGATACAAGAAAATGACCGAAAAGCGCTATCGGGAGTTCCTGGAGGAGAGCTGCAAGGAGAGAGGCGTTTATATACTGACTATCGGCTGGCGGGGAGGCGGCGGACACGCTACGGTCCTGCAGCGGTTCGAAGACGGAACTCTCAGCTACATCGAACCCCAGGCATTCGACAGCCTGCAAGGCGCCCGGAGAAGCATCGACGAGCTTTGTGAAAAAGGGGCGGCGACGCCGTTTTACAAACGCGGAGTGATGCGCGTGGACAATAAATTGTTCGACACGGATTTCCTGTCACTCTTTGACAAATAAGCCGATGATGTCGAGGGCCGGAAAACCCGTGATCTCCAACACTTCGTCGTTTTCAAGTTGATAGACGTATGGAAACCCCGTATTCGAATCCTCGGGAAAAACGAACATATAGAAGTCCGCTCCCTCGTATTTTCCGAGGTAGTCGAACGAAGGGCCGTACATGTCGATGAGGCCTTTCGCAACTTCTTGAACTTTTACCGGGACATCCATATTCGCAAAAATAACAGTTTTCCCACTCAAAAACAAAAAAATGCCTAAAAATCATGACATCATGCCCGCCGTGCTGCGCGATATGCGGGTGAAACTTGCTGAAATGTTCGACGACAATTTCCGCAGGCAGGGGTTCTTCGGCGACAAATGGACGCCGAAAAAGGTGCTCTCAAAAGGTGGGAGTACGACAATTCTAATTGTTACAGGCGCCATGCGCCGTGGAATACGGGCTTCAGTACAGGGCAATGGGGTTGTCTTTACATCCGATAAACCCTATGCCGCTCTGCACAACGAGGGCGGACAGTTCCGACAAAACGTCCCGGCGCATTATCGCGACCGCGGGGGACGCCGATACCGTGTCCGGGCGCATACCCGGACGATGAAGATGCCCCAACGGCAGTTCATCGGCGACCACGAGCGGGTGCGGGAGGCCGTCACCGCGATCATGACCCGCCATCTCGAGCGTATCAGCCGCGACCTTACCAAAATTACACGGATATGAGAAAGATTCTTTTTCTGAACATCGCCGAGCGACTCGAGCAGGTCGTATGGATCGACGGCATTCCGACTTTTGAGCCGGATGCTGAAAAGCGAACCGGTAAACGTCCGGTATTTTTGCATTTCGACCTATGGAACGAGAACATTGCTCAGCTTACCAAGCAGCGGCCGTTCCCCACGCCTGCAGTATTTTTCGAGTTCGAACCTGTTCGCTGGAGCTATGCCGGACAGCGGGTCCGGGAGGCCGACGTTGTGCTGCGCCTGCATGTCATCACCACGACCGTGGCCACGGCAGAAGCTGGGAACAGATACCGGGACAAGGCACTCGAGCGGTTCGACATCATCGACGCCCTCACACAGGCCCTGCTCGGATTCTCCTACGACGACGGCATCCGCCAGGCCGGAACGATGCGGGCATACGAATCCGCCACGGATCACGACCACGGAGAGGTCTGCGAGGACATTGAGAGCTGGGTGACGCATTGCCGCGACGCCGCGGGGTGCGACATCCCCCAGCCGACGACACACCCCCTGCGGCTGGGAATCGGCACCCCCGGGAAATGAACTACCCCCGGCCTTGCGGCCGGGGGTAGTCTTCAGAACAGCGAGAGTTGGTCGGGAGGATGGAGCCGCTCCGAGGCTTCGGCCTCCCGAAGCAGAGACGGAGGGGTGGAGACGTAGTTCAGGAACGTGCGGTAACACATCGGATAGACCGGGTAGACGTGTTCCCGCCATACGGCTTTGTAACACTTCCGAAGCACGCCGGGTTCGTAATGCTCCTTGACGATCGCACAGACCAGGCGAACGCGCCGCAGCGTGTTGATATTCCTTTTTCCACCCTTTTTACCCATTCTCCGAAAAAATCGCTATCTTTGTCAAAACTTCGACCTTTTGACTCGTTAGCTGATTTTTTTCGGCGACGGGTCTTTTTTTAATCCGTCTGGCCTTCGAACGGCGCGATTCGGACCGTGCCCTCGTTCACCTTCCAGACCCGGCCCCGGCCGTCGCAGACCGGGCAGGGACGGGTCGTGTGGCCTACCATCTGCGACGAGCCGTCCTCGAGTACCCGGGCATGCTCCTCGGTGACATAACCCCGGCCGCAGCAGTTGCGGCACAGCTCGACGGTCGCCTTGCGATACTCCCGCATCTTTTCCATTCGGCTAATCCTCCTTCTCCTTTTTGGGTTCGACATAGAATGACTCTTCCTGCACGACGTCGATGCCGCATTTCTGCATCAACGGCTGCAGTTGTTCGTTCTCTCGGTCGGCCAGCAGCTTGTCTTTGGCGACCTCTTCCGAGGTGCGGATATACGACGGCAGGAACTCACGGACAAGTTCCAGCGCGGCGGCCCATGTGAAGCCCCGGCGGGTTTTGAGTTTCGGCGTTCCCGTGCGGAACCCGATAATGCCGTGCGTCGTCTCCAGGCTCCGCCGCTTCGAGAACAACACCTCGCGCTGCTCCGTGGCGAATACCTGCATCACCTCGAACGATTCGGTTTTCTGCTGTTCCAGCTCTGCGAGCCGTTCGGCGTTCCGCTCTCGGATGGCGACGAACTCCTTGTCCATCGCCGCGTTGATACTCTGCATCTCGGCGTCCGCTGTCGCGTAACGGCCGAAGGCTTCCTCCATCGCCTCGCGCGTGACGCCCGAGAGGATGATCTTCTTTTCTCTCTTTGCCATACAATTTTTTCTTTTAACGTGCTTGTTTTTCCCTTTTTTATCCGAGACCCTCCGGTCCGCAGAATATCCAGTAGCACCCCCCAGTTCCGCGAAGCGGCGGGCCGTTTCCCGCGCTGCATCCGCATAGCGCAGCAACTCCTCGATCATTCGTCGAGCTTGCCGCATACGATGCCGCCCAATCTCAACGCTAAATCAAAGGCCTTTTTCGATGCGACATTCTCGACCACTTTTGCCAGAAGGGGGATTACTTCCGGTTTTTTGCGACATGTTTCTTCCAGGCCGATCTGAAGGGCGAGGGAATTGCCGCCGACGACCCCTCCTCCCGCACAGCTTTTTTCGTTCTCGTTGATGCGGCCGAAAATTAGCAGTACTCCGCAATCGTTCCCTACCTCCGGATTGTCTTTCGCCATCTTATTGAGCGCTTCTGCATACGAGATTATCTTCTCGATGTAAGCCGCCGAATCCATCTTGGGAGACTCGGTCGCCGCAGCCTGCGGCGACTCGGCATTCTCGCGGACAAGATTTGCCGGGTGGTACTCTACGGCGTAGGTCAGTCCTGTCCGGGGGTCGAGGACGTTTACCGCCATCGCATCGTACCGGACTCGAGTTCCTCCCGGGTTGTGTAGCTTTATAAACGATCTCTCATAGGGGGCCGCGATGATTTTGTACTCCACACCGTCGAGAAGGGTTTCGTGATCCGTTTTAAGGCACACGGCCTTTACATCGCGCGGCATGTAGCCGCAGCCGATGATTGATTTTTGTTCCATTGTCGTTGTTATTTGGTGATACGTTTCGCTTCGTCGTCGTACTCCGTGCGCCACATGTCGCAGTCGATCTGGTGAAGGTGGAAACCTTCCGGAGTGGCCTCGCGGGCCCATTCCTCGACGCGATCCGCGTCATTGAGTTTGTCCGAGGAAACCTCGGCCGTTCGGATGACATCGCGCTTGTCCGGCGCGATAAACGGGTTGTTCGCCCGCCAGGTTACTTTTACTTTCATGTTATTTATTGGTTAAAGGGTTGTTATTCGCTCTTTTCAGCTGATTGTCCGTCCGATTTTCCGGGGGGGGGTATTTCGCCCCGCAAGGAATGAGATCGCCGAGCTGCGGCGGTTGAACTGACGCCGGAAGCCGTCCGGAAAACTCACTTGATACTTGATTATCGGATGGAAACCGTCTCTTCCTTTGAGGCGGGTCACATAACGAGTCAAGCGGCCGTGTCCACCATACTGCGGACCCGCGTCGATGAAATCGTCACTCCGGAACATTGCCTCTGTTTCCCGGAATGCGGCGAACAGCTCGGCCGACACTTCCGTATCCGCCCCGTCGTTCTCGATCAGTTGCGGGAAGCTCTCGACAGAATAGTGCATGCGGTATTTTTGCGCATAACGGAGCGCCTTCTTACGCAGCGCCCCGAGCACATAGAAAAGCAACGGGCGCTCTCCGGCCTGTTCATGGGCGAGCAGGTCGAGTTGGAACGTCTCCGGACGACGGCACAGCGATTCCAGCACATCGGACAGCACGTCGTCCGCATCCGGGAGAATACCCAGGAAGAGGCACCAGCGCCGGGAGCTGCGCCGCCAGTCGTCGTAATAGCGGCTGATGTAGGGAACCAGGGCGGGAATCATATCAGCAGGCGGTTTGGCGGCTCGCACTCTGCGAATAGATCGCCATGCTCACCAGTTCGTCGATCGTTTTCGAATCCTTCTGCTTATTGAGGAAGGTGTTGTAGAGGTTGCGCAGCCGCTCGGCCGGAATCTTGTTGAAGTTCTCGTAGCGCGTGGCGCGGCAGGCGATGGCCTTGATCCGCGCGATGCTCTCCTCCTTACCCTGCATTCGCAGCCATCCGCCGATGGCGGCGATGGCCTGCTTGCGCAGGCGGTCCATCTTCAGCGCGTCCTTGTCCAGGCGTCCCTCGAGTGCCCGGCAGAGCGTCAGCAGGTCGTCGTTGCCGATGTCCGCCGAACTCTCCACGCCGTAGCCCTCGATGATCGCGGCCTTCTCCTCGGCAGACAGGTGCAGCCTGCCGCAAAGGGTGTGGAACTGCCGCAGCAGCCACTTTTTCTGTTTGTCCATGATATTCTGTGCCATATTATGCCGTTATTTTTCAAGTTTTTCCATTCTTTTTATCATCGTCAATTCAGTAAGAAACGATTCTTTATCCCGACGAGCTGCCGCTGTCAGCGAACCGTGGTAACGGAATTTTGCGAAACAGAGCGGACATTCGAATACCATCATATAGCCCATCGGGGTACTGCACCATCCGACCAATCGGGCAGGCGGCAGAGGTTTGCCCCAATTCGGACCTAACCCCCAATAATATCCGCTGCCTGAGCGGCCGCAAGGGCAGGTGAAATCCGCTTGATACGGTATCGTCTCGTACTGCGGAAATTCCTTTAATTCACTATTATTCATAATTATTCAATACTTGCCGAATATTCCGCGGCGCCCTCTTCCCAAATCGTGAAGTCCTCGCCGCCTTCGCCCCTTGTCCGGTCCTCGTAGCGCGTCGTCGTGAAGACCTTGTATCCCTCGACGCGCATCTTGATGTCCGAGAGCTTGCGTATCTTCTCCGCGAGCGCTGGCCACGGGTTGCCCCGGTCGTCCTCGTGCGCCAGGAAGATGAACAGCTTGTCCGGGTAGTCGTTCATCAGCTTCTGGTAGTCCGCCAGCCGCATCCCGACCAGGCAGATCACCGAGTCGATGACGACCACGTTCGGACTCTTGCGCTTCGACAGCCTGTCCCGCAGCTCCGGGAGGGGCTCCTTGTCCAGGAAGATCACTTTCGAACCCGCCTCCTCCATGTCCACGCGCTTCCAGGCTTTCTGCATCGACAGCGACAGCCCCTGTTCGAGCGAGTCGAAAGCCACCTTGTCGACGAAGCGTGTCAGGTATTTGGCCAACTGCAGCGCGAACGTCGTCTTGCCGCTGCCCGACTTGCCGAAGATCAGCCACGACCCCTTCAGTTCGGGACACCCGAGCGACGCCTTGAAAGGCCCGTCGAACGGCGCCGGATTGAATTTCGCATCCGCAACGTTTTTATTGCTTATGGCTCGGGGCATACTCTCTGACCTGCGCGTTTATTCCATGTTGCGTGGACAGCATCGAGGCGGTCCGGGCGGCTTCCGCACGATCCGGGAAAATCCGGGCGTCTTTGATCCGGTTCGTCCACTCCGCCTGCACCGTCCCGTTGGCATACGTCCGCGGACACCCTTTGACCAGATACCACAGGCGATTCGTATCGACTACAACGACCCACATATTCGAACACCGTTTAATCATTGTTTGAAAGCTGTTTTTTCTCTGCGTGAACACGCCGCTTGACCCGGCGCAGGTCGCACTCGCTGTCGTCGATGATCTCCTCGATCGTCGCCCGGTCCGTAATTCCGTTCGCCACGCAGACCGCCGCGATGTCCTCGCCGTTCACCACTGGCATCGGGATGAACTTCCGGCCCACGCGCGAATAGATTTCCTTGTAACCCTTGCGGTTGGCCTTCACCCCGCGCGTGATGCGCTTCTTGAGGTAGTCCGTGGCGCAGATGATGATCCCGCAATGATCCTCCAGCTTGTTGTAGAGCGAAATGAAGAAGTAGAGCACCTGGTCGCTCAGCTTGTCGGCCTCGTCCAGTATGATGATCGGCGTGGCCTTGCGCTTGAGCGTCAGGATCGCCTCCGACATCATCTCGGCGACCGTGCTCCCCGTGGCCTCGACGCCCATCGCCTGCAGCAGCTCCGTGAGGAACTGCTTGCGGTTCCAGTACTCCGAACACGACAGCGCGAACACGTCGCGGTGGTGACGGGCGTAGTATTCGATCGCCTGCGACTTCCCGCACCCGGCATCGCCCGTCACGGCCAGCACCAGCGCATTCTCCTGGGCATCGGCGAGCAGCTCGTACATCCGGTTGTAGCCCTCGGTCCGGACGATGACCCATTGCCGGGCGTCGTAGCCGATTTGCGCGGCGACGTTGCGCCACATTTCCTCGGTGATGAGCTCCCAGTTGCCGTTGAGCATCTGCGAGAGCGTCGCAGGGCTTACGCCCTTGAGCGTCGCGGCCGCCTTGTTCTGACTGCCCTTGTTCTCGCAGTACTCTTTCAGACGGGCGGCGATGGCTTGTTTTTCGGTAGTTTTCATATCAGTAGAGATTAAATATCGACTCTTTTTTTCCGGCCGAAGGCGTCGGAACGACCTCTTCGGCCGTTTTGATTTCCAGGGCGCTTATGTCTCCGAGAGCCAGGCGCCGGGCGTTCCGCTGGTCTTTGTGCTGACCGCGGGAATCGCACAGAAGCGTCCGGGCCAGCGTGTTGTCCAGTTGCGGATTGTGGGTGAACAACCGTTCGGTACATTCGCCCGCTGCGGCGATCTGCCCCTTGATATAACCTTCGAGCTGTTCGTTGTGCTGTTGTATCCGGGCAAGCTGGACGGCATCCCCCTCGGTACGCTCCGCCAGCGCCATAGGCTGCACGTATTTGCTTTCGAGCAGGAACCGCAGCGTCCCGTCGTCATTGACGGCGAGCACATGGTCGAGGTTGTCCGGATCGTATTTCACGTTCCAGCGCACGTGTGCGTATTGACGGAACCGCGGATCGAAGCAGTCGTAGGAACAGCGGGCGCCGAGCAGCTTCACGTTCAGACCCGAACCCTCGAGGGCGTTCTTGTAGCCCGTTTCTGCTCCGAAATTCAGAAGGTACTGCTCCAGCGGAAGCTCCAGACGCCGTTCGGCAGGAACCGCGGCCCACAATTTCAGATACTCCTCGCGCTTGGCGGCACGTTCCGAGGCGATGATCTGCTCGATCTGCGCACGGCAGCCGGCCTCGTCGGGAAACTCCTTGCGACGCAGATTCAGCGCGTCGATGTTCGGCTGGCGATCCTTGTCCGAGGTGATGCCGAACCCCGACCAGTTCCGGCAATATTGGCAATAGGTTTCGTTCAGATATTTGAAATACCGCTCGACAGGCTTCGATTTCGCATTGCCGACTTTTGCGGGCGTAACCTTGTCGCCGACGACCTGGTAGAACGGAAGCATCGTTTTCAACGCATAGCGGTCGCTCTGCACCTGGTTCGAGCGGTAGCGCCGACCGAATAGCTCGGCCGTATGGTTCACGGCGTTTTTCAGCGCCTCTTTGATCAGGGAGGGTTCCTCCTGCCGGCCGATGGCATAACCGATCGGATAATTCACGCACGGATCGAGAACGACGACGATCGAGAGGCGGTTCGAATAGGTGGTCGTGTTATACCCTCGTTTGTCGGTCCCGGTCTTCTGAAAGTACAGCTCCACATCCCAGCCGTCGAGGCTCCACATGTAAAGCGGAAGAGATGGCCGACGGCGTTTCACCTGCATCGAAAGGTGATTGCGGAACTCGGAAGCCCCCAGGCGTCCCGCCGCGGTCTCCAGGCCCCAGCGCTTCGCCCAGGTCTCGATGATGGCCGTGCGGCCGATCGTTCCCCAGTTCATCCGCTCGGCAACGGCATTGTACATGTTGGCGATCTGCTGAAAGTTCAGGTTTTGAGAATCCGCCATCAGCGTTTTTAACAGCGACTGCTGCTCCTCCGTGCGGACCACAGCGGCATTCCGCGTCCCGAATTTTCCCGTGACGAGCACCTCGTAATTGGGTTTGCCGCCCCGGAAAAACTGGTTGAACTTCTCCTGCAGACGCCGCGGGTTCTCCGGCAGCGAATGGGGGTATTTGTCACCGATGCGCCGCAGCGCCTTCGCGGCGTTCGCCCAAAAGGCCGCCTTCTTGATGCGGGAGTGGCCCTGGCGGAGGCGCTGCGAGTCGGCCTTGGCGATTCGCTGGCGGAACGCCTCCAAAATTGCGGCGTTGTTCGAATACTCTTGCTGCTTGGAGAAGCTCAGACCACGGGCCCCCTCGACCTTATACTCGGCATAGAAGTTCATGGCGAACCCGTCCGGTTCGATAAGGTCGAGGAACTCCCGGCTCGCAGCCTGTTCCTGAAGGTCCGGGTGCGTCTTGTAGAGCGCGTTCTTGACCTGAGAGGGGAAACTGTCCACTAAAAACAGCGCCTTACGACCGTTGCCGCCGACCTGTACCTGTTTGATGCTGCCACGTTGCACTTGTTTCTGCAAGGCATCGTAACTGATGATACCTTCCAAGTCGGCGTAACCCGCACAGAGCATATTGTCGTATAATTCCATTCTTCAACCTTTTTATTCTTGCTCCTGTGGTCGGATTCGAACCGACAACTTTCGATACTTGACCAAGCCCGGCCATTTCTCGACGCTCTGTCCATTTGAGCTACGCGGGAGATTATTCCATTATTCCGAATATCGGGGCCAAAAACCATCTTTCAACGTAATGTTTTTTCGATCGAGGTGTTTGGCAATCCCCATAATGTCGTGAGCGAAATTGAAATCATCGGCATTCAGTAAATCAGCCAGGCGGAGCCGACAGATGTGATTGTGCGTAGCTACTATATCCAAGACTCTCGATAAAGAATCTTCATCTGGCCATATTCGGCGAATACGCAGTTCAATTTTAAGAACAAGGGTGTGTTCTTCTTGCGTGAGGTTAAAATCCGGGTTCATAGATGTATGGGTTCAATATTATTTTCTGGTCTTAAAAACCTCCATGACCGCGAAGCTGCTACCCGCGAAGTTCGCCGTGATAACAAGCAGCGGCCATTGCTCTTGCTGCTCCACGTAACCGCAGATAACCATCAGCGACAGACACCACCACAACCCGACCAGCTTGCACCTCACGGGCAGGGCAATGAACTCACGGCCCAGCAGCCGGATCATCCAGTATTTCAAAAAGCGCTTCATGTCCGTCGTGTTATTCTGCCGCCGAGGTCAGGTTCTCGATCACGTCGCCCGCGGCCGTCATCGCCTCGTCGAGGTATTCGATCACCGTCTGGGCACGGTCGCCCTTCTCGCCGTCTTGGAAGGCCTCCGGCATGTTGTTGTAGTACTCCTCCTCTTCGGTGCGGAGCTCTTCGATCTCCAGCTTGAGACCTTCCGTTTTCTCGATAAGCTCTTGGAGGCTCTTTCTGCGCGTGTTGTTCATGGCCGGAGGATTTACAGCAGTTGCGAGAGCACCTCGTCCATCTTGGCCGGAGAATAGGCGTCCTCCCATTGGTTCTTGTTGGCCAAAGCGCGGGCCTGCAGCACACGCATCACGTCGTTGTCCCGATGGAAACCGTTCAGCACGCTCCGGACATGGCTGTCCGAGCAGCGCACCTTCTTCGAAACCTTGTAGATGTCCTCCTCGGTGATGTACTTGCTGAGCGCCTTGAGGTAGGAGCGTTCGATGGCGTTGCGCTCCTTGCGCGAGAGCTGGGCTGTCGGCGAGATGTAGTAGCCGTACTTGCGGATCGACGGCAGAACCTCCGACGTCACCCACTTCTTGAACGCCTTCGCCTCCGGCTTGCGGCTCTGCATAATCAGAGAATACATCCCGGACTCGCTGATAAAGGTTGCTTCCTGTGCTCTACCGATGGGGTCTGTAATACTGACCCCATGCCGTTCGTCTTCATCCAGACGACCGAGGGCGACCTTGTGATTGGCGATTCCCAAAACCTGGCAAATATCCTTGCCCATAAACCACGGCTCGCCCTTGATTACCACATTGCGAACCGTCCCGAAATCCGGGTGCTGGAAAATACTTAACTCTTTCATAATTACGATTATTTGTTATAGGTGTTATTCTTGACTACTCCGCCCCGGTCGATGGCCAGCTTGCGGATTTTGCGCGCCAGCGGCGTGTCCTTCTTTCCCGACAGGGCTTCGCAAACCATTTTCGGGGTACAGCCCAGCAGTTTGGCGATCTTGCGGCCTTCGCCGTATTCTACGAGTACTCTTGCCATAGATTCAATTATTTCGTATATTTGTCAGCACGGTTAATTTGTTTTCCGTGTTGCAAATATATAGACTATTGTTTAATCATCCAAGAAATAAGTAAACTTTTTTCTATTTGCCATGAAAGCTATAAATCGCGTATTTGAGTACATAAATGCAAAGGGGTTAAAACCCACACGATTAGAAAAAGAGATAGGGCTTTCCAATGGATATTTAAGGACTCAAGAAAAAAGAGATGCTGATTTAGGAGAAGGAATACTCCTAAAAATATTAGACAATTGTTTAGACATAAACCCTCTTTGGTTACTGACAGGTAAAGGCGACATGTTAAACACGCCGCCTCAACCTGCCCCTGCACACGAGGAGACTCCAATAGCCTATAAATCGAAGGAAGGCATCCCCCTGATACCGATTGATGCGATGGCCGGGGCGCTGACGGAGAACAGTCAGGCCGTGATGGAGTACGAATGCGAACACTACGTGATCCCGATGTTCAAGGGAGCCGAGTTCCTGATTCCCGTAAAGGGCGATTCGATGCAGCCGAAGTATTACAGCGGCGATATTGTAGCCTGTAAACGCTTGCCGCTTAATACATTCTTCCAATGGAACCGAACCTATGTAATAGATAGCGAGCAGGGGGTACTTATTAAGCGGGTAAAGAAAGGAGAGGATGACAACCATATTATATTGGTATCCGACAACCCGGAATACGACCCGTTCACCCTCGAAAAATCCGGGATATATTCGCTTGCGCTCGTGATCGGAGTTGTACGAGCAGAATAG